AAACCATTATGGAAATGCTTATGCATATCTTAGTTATGATCTTAATGGAAAATTAATTGGGATATATCCATTGGATCCACAATGTATAAGAATTTGGATAGATAATACAGGACTTTTTAATGGAACAGAAACACTTTGGTATGAATATAACAAAGAGGGAAAATCATATTTTTTTAGTAAAGATGAGATTTTACACTTGAAAGGAGGACTAAGTAAAGATGGAATAGTAGGCATGTCAGTGCGTGAAATACTTGCTACAACACTTCGAGGGGTAAAAGCTAGCCAACAGTACCTCAATAATCTCTATGATAGAGGATTGACTGCTAAAGCAATTTTAAGATATACAGGAGATTTGAATAAAGAATTGCAAAAAAAACTATTGGAAAAAATTGAAGATTTTATCAATTCAAAAACCAATCCTACAGGAGTTATGCCATTACCTCCTGGAATGGATGTTGTTCCTTTGGATCTTAAACTAACAGATAGCCAATTCTTTGAGTTAAAAAAATTCACAGCTTTACAAGTTGCAGCAGCCTATGGAGTAAAGCCTAATCATTTAAATAATTATGATAAGTCAAGTTATGCAAATTCAGAAATGCAAAACTTGACTTTTTATATTGATACGCTTTTATATATTCTGACTTTGTATGAAGAAGAATTCAATTTGAAGTTACTGACAGAAAAAGAAAGAACACAAGGTATACATTTTGAATTCAATGTTGCAAGTATTTTAAGAGGAGACTTAAAGACACAGGCAGAATGTTTAAATAAATATGTTTCTGGAGGAATTTACACAATAAATGAGGCAAGAAAACGTGCGGGAATGCCTGAAGTTGAGGGAGGAGATGTAATTATATTAAATGGAAGTTATGTACCTTTAGAAAAGTTAGGAGCAGCATACGAAAAAGGGGGTGAAAAGAGTGAGTAAAAAATGGTTGGAAATCAAGAATCAAGCAGAAATTACAGAAATTTTTATCAATGGAGATATAGAGAATGATGCATATAATGATGGGATGTTAGAAGCATGGGGGATAAAAGACACCAATATATATCCAATGGAAATTAAGAACGCTTTAAACGAGGCGGGAAATAAGGAAGTACATTTACATATTAATAGTTATGGAGGTGATGTATTTTCAGGAGCAGCAATATGCAATATGTTAAAAAATTATAAAGGGAAAACAGTTGCTTATGTTGATGGTTTAGCTGCAAGTGCAGCATCAATTGTTGCTTTTGGCTGTGATGAAGTTATAATTCCAAATAATGCGTATCTTATGATACACAGAGTAAGCTGTAGTTTTTTTGGAAATGTTGATGATTTCACAAATCAAATAGCAATTTTGGAAAAAGTAGAAGAAGGACTTATTAATACCTATGAAGAAAAAGCAGTTGAGGGAGTAACAAGAGAAGATATTTTAAATCTTATGAAAGAAGAAACATGGTTTACTGGAGAAGAAGCTAGCAAGTTTTTTAATGTGACTGTAAAACAAGGAACTAACTTTGTAAATTATGTGGGAACAAATCAGAAATTCAAAAATACTCCAAAAGAAATTCTAAATAAAGCAGACCATAAAAATGATGAATTAAAAGCAAAAGAAGAAGCAAGATTGGAAAATTTAAGTAAAGAAATTGAAATTACACTAGCCTTAGGAGGGATTTAATTATGAAAAAATCAGTAGAATTAAGAAAAGACGCAGAAGCAATGAGAAACAAAATTAAGGATTTAAAAATAGAAAATAAAATTGAAGAAGCACATGGAATGCTACAAAGTTTGAAAGATATTGAAAATAAAATCAGAGAAGCAGAGTTGGAAGAAAGTTTAAATGCAGGAGGAGACGGAAAAAGACAAGTGACAAATAAAAAAGAAATGAACATAAATAGAATTTATAATAGAGTTTTACTTGGAAAGTCGGTTACAGAAGAAGAGATGGCTTTTTTAAATGCTGCAGGAACACCAGGACAAGTAGAAGCTACTGATGGAAAGGGAGGATATTTAGTTCCTACTGAACAATTTACACAAATTAAAGAATTGAGAAGAACTTTAGTTTCTTTAAAAACTTTGTGTAATATTGTTCCAGTAACATCTTTTAAAGGTACAATGCCTATTGAAAAAGATGGAACAGGAGAATTAATTGCATTTGAGGAATTAAATGAAATTGACCAATCAGATGTCGATTTTTCACAAGTTTCATATAACATAGCTGACTATGGGGATATTATTCCTATATCTAATACTTTGTTAGCAGATGAAAAAGCTAATCTAATATCATACATAGGAAAAAGATTTAATAAAAAAGCTGTCAACACTGAGAATAAAAAGATTATAGCTTTATTAAATACTTTAACTCCTACACCAGTTCCTAACTATAAAGGAATTATCACAGCTTTAAATAAAGATTTAGATCCTGCAATTTCTCAAAATGCAATTATAATTACTAACCAAACATATTTTGATATTCTGGATCAAATGGAAGATAAACAAGGAAGACCACTTTTAACAATCAGTTTGCAAGATGAAACTAAAAAAATGTTAAAAGGAAGACATATAATAGTGCTTTCTGATGCATTACTACCAATGAAAGCAACAAAAGCTCCTGTATTTGTTGGAGATATGACAGAGTTTGCAACATATTTTGATAGAGAAGGCCTAGAACTTGCAATATCTAGTGAGGCAGGATTTACTAAAAATGCTACTTTTATCAGAGCCATTGAAAGATTTGATGTTAAAAAAGTAGATGGGGAAGCAATGGTGTATCTGGAAGTGGAAACAGCAGCTTAGGAGGGTAGCTTATGCTTTTAGAAATAGAAGATGTAAAGAACTATCTCAGGATTGATTATAATGAAGATGATAATTTGCTGCAATCTTTAATGGTTGCAGCAGAAAATTATTTAAATGATGCTATATGTAACTTGAAAGAGCACTTGGAAAAAGAAGAATTTAAAGAAAGAGCCAAAATTCTAATGTATGTAATTATTCAAGATTGGTATGATAATCGTGAAGCTGGGGAAAGCAAAGACTTTAATTATACAATAAGAAGTATGATGACACAACTGCAAGCAGGTGGCTAAATGGATAACATAACAAAGCGATTAAGGCATTCTGTAGAAGTTTGGCATATGATAGATGGTAAAAATGAACTTGGAGAGAATGAAAAAATACCACAAAAATTAAAAAATGCTTTTAGTGAAATTGTTCCTCAAAACTCTAGTGTAAAACAGGGACAGGCAGAAACAGAGAGCAATGAACATCAATTTAAATTCACATTTAGAAGAAAATCAGTTCAAGGAATTCAAAAGGACTGGTTTTTTATATTTGAGAAAGAAAAATATGAAGTTGTCTATTTCAACAGAGACTTTAAAGATAATCAATTTATTGAGGTATTCTGTAAAAGAATAGAGGAGTAAAAGCTATGGATGGATTTAACTCAAGGGATTTAGAAAATTTGGAGAGAGAAGTTTTAAGACTTGCAAAAAAGTATCCAAAAGAAACAAAGAAATTTTTACAAAGTCAGGGAAATAAACTAAAAGCAAGAGTAAAAAAGAAAGCAAAATCCAAATTAAAAGAAAAAAGTGGAAACTATCTGAAAGGGTTTAAACGTGGGAAAGTTTATAAATACAATCAAGAAGAAGATACAGTAAGAGTTTATAATAATATGCCACATGCTCATCTAATTGAATATGGGCATATAATTAAAGACAAGACAGGAAAAGAACATGGGTTTAAAAAAGGATATAGGATTTTAGAAGAAGCAAGAGCAGAATTTCAAGATGAATTTGTAAAGAATGCAGATGGATTGATAGATGAAATTATCAAAAATGGAGGTTTCTAATGGTTAAATTGAGTGAAATTTTAAAAGCAGTAAATGATAAACTTGCAGAAACCTTTCCTAAAGTTGAAATAGATAGTAAAGATATAACAGAAAAGTTTAATCGGCCTAGCTTTCGTACAGAGCTAGAAGGGTTAAAAACAAGTGCTTTTATGACAACTTACAAAGAATGAAATTTAACAATCAGAATTTACTATTTCCCTAAAAATATTGGAAAATCAAGAATAGAAAGACTAAAAATGATAGATGATTTAGAAGAAGCCTTTCTTGGTACTCTCTGGATAAATGAAAGTTTTGCTATCCCTACAGAAGAGATTGAATTTGAGGAAACAGATGGGGTATTAATAGCAAGTATTGACAGTTATACAATGGAAGAGATTGAAAATGACATTACTGAAGATATGATGGAGGAACTAGAATTTAATTATAAAAGTTAGGAGGAAAAAATGGGTAGACCAACTATTGATATTATTTTTAAACAGAAAGCAATTACTGCAGTAAAAAGAAGTCAATTAGGAATTGTGGGATTGATTATAAAAGATCCAACAAAAGATTGGACAAGAAAAGAATATAAAATTATAACAGATATTAAAGATGAAGATTATACAGAGGATTTTTTGCAATTGGTAAAAGACTGCTTTCAATTTACTCCAGCTAAAGTAGTTATATTTAATATAAAAGATGGAACTTTAACAGATGTACTGAAATTGGTAGCTCAAGAGAGAATTAATTGGTTAGGATTAGGATATGATGGAACAGAAGCTGATACAGCAACACTTGTTTCTTGGATAAAATCAATGAGGAAAGCAGGTAAAACTTATAAAGCAGTAGTTCATAAAGCTATAAAGCCAGATAATAAAGGGATAGTTAATTTAATGAATGAAAAAGTTACATTTGTTGATAGTCGTGGAGAAGTAGAAGGGTGGCAGTATATCCCATCTATTTTAGGAATGCTGACAGGACTTCCTATGACAAGATCTGCAACAAGTTTTTTATGTAGTAATTTACAAGAAGTATCAATAATTGATGATATTGATGAGGTTATTGATAAAGGAGGATTTTGCCTATATAAAGATGAGGGTGATATAAGGGTTGCAAGAGCTTGTACATCACTACAGGAAATCACACAGAATGAAACAGAAGACATGAAAGATATTATCATTATTGAGTCTATGGACCTGATGAGAGATGATATTTACTCTACATTCAAAGGATGGATAGGAAAGTATAAAAATAAATATGATAATCAGGTTTTATTCTTTTCTGCAATTAATGCATATTTTAGAGAATTGGCTCGAGAAGATATCCTGGATAAAGAGTATAACAATTATTCAGAGGTTGATGTTGAAGCTCAAAGGTTGGCATGGTTAGCAGCTGGAAAAACAGAAGTTGAAGATATGGAAGATGAAGAAATTAAAAAACTGACATTTAAGAAAAAAGTATTTATGATGGCACAAATCAAAATATTGAATGCAGTAGAAGACTTTATATTTACCATTGATATGTTTTAGGAGGGTAGATAAATGGCAAAAAAAATGGATAAAAATAAAATATTACGTGGTTCTTTTGGGGCTGTCTGGCTAAACAATGATGAACTAGGAGCAGCAAAGTCTTTTGAGGCTAAGATAAACTTAGAATATGAAGATATTGATATTGTGGGAGATTTAGGAAAGCATAAAAGATATATGGGCTTTACAGGTGAAGGAACTATGACATTACATAAAATAGATTCTTCTATAGCTGAGCTACTACATGAGGGAATTCAAACTGGAGATCTTCCTGATATAAAGTTAGTTGGAAAATTAGAAGACCCTACAGCATATGGGGCAGAACGTGTAGAATTCACTGGAGTAACAATAAATGAATTAATGGCTTTGAAATGGGCAAATAAGGAAATCAGAGAAGAAGAAGTTCCATTTTCTTTTTCAGGATATAGATTTATTGATATGATTAAATAATTTAGGAGGAAACATAAAATGGCTAAAAATATAACTTTGGAAACATTACTTGCAAGAAAGCAGCAATCAGAAAATGATAAAATGAAAGTATTTCTTTTTAATTCAGAAGTTCTGGGGGGAAATATTGAAATTGTAAAACAAAAAGCAAGAGATATTATGAAAATTATGGACAGTTCAGATGAGAGAGGGATGGAAGCTTCAAATGAAATGAATTGTAAGATAATTTTAAAACATTGTCCAATCTTTAGAGAAAAAGAATTACAAACAGCTTATGGAGTAGCAGAACCTCATGAATTGGTAATTAAAGTTTTTGATGAAAACTTGGGAGAGATTGGAAAACTGGCAGAGAAAATACTAGGTATTTATGGGTTAGCAGATGAAAAGAAAAAATCAAATTTAATTGAAGAAGAGGTTGAAGAAATAAAAAACTAATATTGGGGGATGCTGAAATGGCATTCCTCTCTTTTTATACATTAAAAGGATTTAAAATAGATTACTTATTAAATTTAAGTATAACTGAAAGGATGTTTATGCTTGCAACAATGGAACTGGAGATTGAAAGAATGAATAAGGAGGGATAATTATGACTATAGCAGGATATTGTTTTTTAGGATTGGTAATTGTTGTATGTGGAATTTATTTATATTTTAGAAGAAAAGATAAAGAATATAACTCAGCAGTAAATAATAATAGACCAACCACACCTAAGCCAAAAGTTAAAAAGAAATAGCTTTGTAAAATTGATTTTAAAGCCTTTCAAAATTTAGATATATAAAGTATCACGAAAGGCTTCTAAATGAGTTTTATAAACAAATAGCAAAATTTAGGAGGTGGAAAATGGCTAAAAATATAAATGTCTTATTAAGTTTGAAAGATCAATTTACAAAACCATTACAAAATGCAACTAAGAATACAAAAGCAATGGATAATCATTTACAGAAAGCAAGTAATAAAGTAAAAGCTTTTGGGAATGCTACAAAAGAAGCCATGAAGACAGCGGCAAAATATACAGCAATAGGATTTGGGGCATTAACTGCAGCAGCAGGGTTATTTATAAAGCAATCTATTGATGCAGCAAAAGATAAATTGAAAGTAGATAGATTACTTGAAGCAAATTTAAAGAGAACAAAGAATTTTTCAATAGAAAGAATGGCAGCACTCAAGGATGAAGCAGGAGCTTTACAAGATTTGGGAGTAGTTGGAGATGATGTTATACTTGCAGGGGCAGGGCAGCTTGCTATGTATAAATTGAATTATGACCAAATAAAAAAAACTATGCCTATTTTGGGCGATATGGTAGCAAAAGAAAAAGGATTTAATGCAACACAAGAAGACAGTATTGCTATGGCAGATGCTATTGGAAAAGCTATGGATGGTAAAACTAAAGGGCTATTAAAATATGGAGTTCAATTAACAAAAGCAGAAGAAAAAGTTTTTAAGACAATGAAAGCCGAAAAAAGATTGGATTTTATCACTAAAAAATTAAATATATCTATAGGAGGAACAAATAAAGCTTTAAGAGAAACTGATGAAGGGAAAATAATTTCAGCACAGGGAGCTTTTGGTGACATGCAGGCAGAAGTAGGAAAGAAACTTATGCCTTATTTAGGTAAATTAGCTGTATGGTTTCATTCTAAAATTCCAGGTATACAAGATTTGATATTAGGAACTGCTGATAAAGTAGAACAGCTTATTATAAAAGTTAATCCATATGTTACACAAATCAAGCAATTGTTTGGCAGCTTATGGGATAAAGGAAAACCTGCACTTGAAGAATTTAAAAATATATTATTGGAAGGAGCAGGACAGGCTATAGATATTGCACAAAGCATTATTGATAACTGGGATAGAATAAGTCCAATAGTTTATACTGTGGTTGGTGCAATGGCAGCATATAAAACTGTCATGTTTATTTCATCTACTTACACTCTAGCTATGGTTGGAGCTATGAAGTTAAAAACTATATGGGATGGAATACAAGCAGCTAAAACTAAAGGGCTTACAATACAGCAAATAGCTTTGAATGTTGCAATGAGTGCCAATCCAATTGGATTAGTGATTACAGCAGTAGCAGCATTAGTAGGAGTTGGATGGTTGTTATATAAAAATTGGGATTTAGTGAAAGCAAAAACTTTGCAACTTTGGGAGATGCTTGACAATAATCCAATTGGGCGTGTGATTAAATGGTTTATTAAGTTTGGGAATCCTATAGGGCAAGCCATTAATTTATTTTTGTGGTTAAAAGAAAACATTTATGATAACTGGGATATAATAAAAAATAAATTTATTCCTATTTTAGAAATGATAAAAAATCCAGTAGATACAGCTAAAAATGCTATTGGTGGGCTTATTGATAAACTTAAATTTTGGAACAATACAGAAATTAAAGATAAAACTATCAATATTACAGAGAATAAAACCTCAGATAAGTCTAAAACTAGAACAATTGGAAGAAAAGCACTTGGAACAAGCTATTTTAAAGGTGGGGAAACACAAATAAATGAAGGTGGCAGAACAGAAACGGCTATCTTACCAGCAGGAACAAAAGTAATGAGCCATGAACAAAGTAAAACTATGATTGGAAAATCTAATCAAAAAGTAGAAGTACATGTTCATATTAGTGGAAATTTTATTGGAGAAAGAGAACACATGGAAAGATATGCAGAATATACAGGAAGAAAAGTTATAGCAGCAATAGGTAATATGTAAGGAGGTGCAGGGTTTGGATATTATATTTATAGCAGAAAATGAAAATAGCCAACAAGAAACAATCACAATCCCTGTAGTTCAGGGAATTGAGCCAATTATTTGTGAAACTACTGATGAAGAGTTCCAAACAATAAATGGATCTGTTTTAAATTTAATAGGAGGGAAAGGATTAAGAAATTTTTCCTTTTCCTCTTTTTTTCCTAGTAAAAAATATAGTTTTGTGAGTTGGATAAACTATCGAGATACGCAAGAGTATATTGATTTTTTAGAAAAATATAGAGATTTAAAAATCCCAATCAGGATAATTGTAGTAGATAGATATAGAGTAGTTTTAAATATGCTTTGCAGATACAATTTTACTTATGCACTAAGAGATAAAGCAGGGGATGTTCCATACACACTGGAAATAAAAGAATATATTTTTCCAATTCAAAGAAGTGATAACAATGTATAAAATTATTGTAAAAGATAAAGATATAACAGCTTACACAGCAAATCTAAATTGGCGTGATAGTGTTGATATGTTAGGAGCAGAGTTAAATTTTGATGTAGCAGTAAATATGCATGATGAAAACTTTTCTTTTCTTTGGGATATCACGCTTGGGGATAGTGTGCAACTCATAAATAGTAAAGGTGAAAGTTTGCTTCAAGCTATTATTGTATCAGAAAACTTAAATGAAAAAACAACAAACTTTGTAGCGTATGACGTGGCTTGGTATTTAAATAAGTCCACAGTTATCAGACAATTTAAAAAAATGGTAGGAAATGAATGTGTAAAATCTTTGTGTGAAGAAATTGGGATTAAAGTTGAAGTTTCTGGGTTAGATACTAAGATAGATAAAATATATAAAGATAAAGCTGTTTCAGAAGTGATTTATGACATTATTAATCAATGTTCACAACATAATTCTAAGAAATTTTTTATTGAAATGGATAAAGGGATATTGAAAGTAGGGCCTTTTAAAAAAATAAAGGTAACAGGACAGTATGAGCTACATAAAAATCACTTTGTTAATGTGGCTGATTTTGTAGGTAATGTTTCTTTAAATAAATCTATTATTGACATGAAAAACTCTGTCTTGGTAATAACAGCAGATAAAGAAGCTGTGAGAACAGTAGGAAAGGAACAGGATCAAAAAAGTATTAAAAAGTATGGAATGCTACAAGAGGTTGTAATACTTGATGAAAAGGAATATAAAAAAGCAAAACTTGTGGCAAAGAATGAGTTAAAAAAATTAAATAGAATTACTGAAAATTTTTCTATCACTATCTTAGGTGATGATAAAGTGAAAAGTGGCAGAGTAATTGATTTAGAAATACCTTTTTTCAATTTAAAAGGGGAATATTTAATAAAGGAAAGCAATCATATAGTACAAAATGGAATTCACAAATCAGAACTAAAGTTGGAGGTGTATCAGGAATGAGTGATAATCAAAAAGCTTGGGATGTAGCTATGGCAGAGAAATTTAAAGAAAGAGATAACCCAAAGCCTATTGGAGCAGTCTTAGGAAAAATTTTAAGGCCACTTCCTGATATATCAATTGAATTATTAGGCGGTTATGGGATATTAGATGCAGATAAGATTTATCTTTCTAATGCTATTACAAATAGATTAGCTATAGAATGCACAATAAAGGACTTTGAAAGTATGGGTAATAGTATTGAAAACATGAAAAGTTCCTTTATGGAGACTGGAACATGGACCCCATTCAAGCCTATTACTTTACCTTTACCATCAAATGATAAGACAGAAAGTGTTGATATAAAAATCCCAAAACAAACAAATGAAAAAGAGAATAAAACTAAAGGAAAATTTATACTGCAGACTGTGTTTAATTTAATTCCTGGAATGTATGTTTTAGTAATACCTAACTATGAGGAAGATAAATTTTTTGTAGTTGATGTATTTAATTATGCTCCGGAGGTGAGCCTTGAATGGGAATATTACCAGAAATAAATTTTATTGATTATTCAAAACAAGTAGCAGAGATCCAAAAAGAAACAAATGGAAAAACCTTTCTAATCGATTTCAAAAAAGGGAAGATGCTAAGAAAAAATGGAAAACTAATTAAAACAGATGATGAAAGAGCTGTAAGGATGTGGCTAGAAAAAGTACTTTTGACAGAGAAATATAAATGGAATATTTACAAAAGTAATGGAATTAATCAATATGGAATGACTTACAAAGCCAATTTACAAGGACAAAGATTTCCAACTCCTGTTTTATATAGTGAATTCATAAGAGAGCTGAAAGAAACAATATTAAAAAATAAACAAATTATTGAAATAAAAAATATAGATATACAACTAATAAAACATACATTGGAAACTAAATTTACAGTAGTGTTAAAGGACTTCCAAGAATTTGAGTGGGAGGGTTATTTATGATAATAAAAAAAGAACAAAAAGAGATATTAGATGGGATGCTCAGGAATGTAAATGAGGAATATGATAGAACAGAAGGGGGACTATTTTATGATAATTTAGCACCAGTAAGCATAGAATTAGAAGAACTCTATCAAAAATTAGATTATATCTTTCTCAATTCTTTTGCGGAAACTGCTGAAGGGGAATATTTGGATAATATAGCTAAAGAGGTAGGAGTTTTCAGAAGACAACCTACAAAGAGTAAAGGTTTTGTAACAATAAAAGGAACAATAGGAACTGTGATTACAATAGGAACCAAAGTTGCTTCAGATACATATATTTACTTAACTACAGAAGAAAAAGAAATTCCAGAGCAAGGAGAAATATTAGTACCTATTGAAAGTGAAAATGCTGGATCAGAATATAACATACCAGCAGAAACTATAGTAAATTTTCCAGTTACAATTCCAGGGTTACAACGAGTTATAAATAAGCTAGCAACCACAGATGGGTATGATGGAGAGAAAGACAATGAACTGCGAGAAAGGTATTATTTTAAAGTCAGGGAGCCAGTTACATCAGGAAATATTTATCATTATAAAAAATGGTGCTTAGAAGTAGAAGGGGTTGGAGGAGTTAAGGTTTTTCCACTTTGGGCAGGACCAGGAACAGTGAAAGTGGTTATAGTAAATGTAGATATCCAAGCAGCAGATGAGGAATTACAACAAAGAGTAAGAGACTATTTAGAAGAAGTACGACCAATTGGGGCAACTGTAACAGTTAAAAGTGCTATAAATAAAGGAATAGCAATTACAGGAATTGTGAAAATTTCTAAAAATGTTGATTTTGAAGAAGTAAAAAAAGATTTTGAGGAAGAGGTTAGAGAATACTTTAAAAAAATTGGGTTTAATCAAAATTATGTTAGTTATGCACAAGTAGGAAATACACTTTTAAATGTGCAGGGAGTAGTAGATTATAGTGATTTACAGCTAAATGGTGGGGTATTAAATATTGATTTACAAGAAGAAGAGATTGCAGATCTTGCATCATTAACTTTACAGAAAGAAGTGGTATAAATGGAAGCTAAAAGACTTATGCAGCATATGCCAAAATATTATAGAGCTATAGCAGAAATAATAGTATTGCAAAAAACTATTCAAAGTGAGTTAGAAGTTATTGATTTTACAAGTGAAGATGTACTAAAACAATTCTTTATTTATACTGCTACCTGGTCATTACCAATTTGGGAAAGAATTTTTGGATTACCTGTTGGGGATGAAACTACGAATATACAAGAACGAAGAGAAAATTTAATTTCTAAACTTAGAAGCTATGGAACTACAACAAAAGAAATGATTGTGAGGGTTGGAAATGCTTTTACAAATGGAGAAGTTCAAGTTGTGGAACATAATGAAAAATATTTATTTGAAATTATTTTTACAGGTATAATAGGGATTCCTCCTAATATGAATGATTTCAAAGAAACAATAGAGATTATCAAGCCAGCACATTTAACTTACGAAATAAGAATAAGATATAGAACTTGGGGAGAATTATCTCCTTATAAATGGGAAGAATTAGAACCATTCACTTGGGATGAAATTTACCAAAAAGCAGAGATAGAATAAAGGAGGAACTCGATGGGTATACTAACAAATTTTTTGAAACTATTAAAACCAGAACCAAATGATTATGTTGATGTAGTGAAGCATATTTCAGAAAATTACGATAAATTAGATGAAAACGCTAAAACTAATAATGAAACTTTAACAAATTTAAGCAATAATAAGTTAGATAAAGGAACTTATAATGGGAAAGCAGATGATTTAGACAAAGCTAAACTAGACAAAGGCACTTACACAAAAAAAGCAAGTGATCTAGACAATGATAAGTATGACAAAACAGGTGGAAAACTTACTGGAACGGTAAATATAGATACAACACCAGGACTAAACCTTTCAAGGGTGGAGTTTTATACTGGTGGAGTTCAAAAGGGTTATGTTGGGAGAATAGAAGATACAACAAAACCTTATGTAGGATTCCATAACTACATATCAGGAAAATATTTAAGAACCTTTGATGATGGTTCAACAGAAATAGGAGCT